CCCGGTCATAACAAAGGACGGAGTAACTGTAGCAGAATCAGTTGTCTTATTTGACCCGGTTGAAAATATGGGTGCAACCCTTATTAAAGAAGCTGCTAGAAATACAGTGAGAGAAGCAGGTGATGGTACTACAACAGCTACCGTCCTTGCTGAATCCCTGTTAAAAGAAGCAAATAATAGTGATATAACTATTAGAGAAGTAAAAGACGGGATTAAATCCGGTCTAAAAAAGGTAAACGATTACCTAGATAAGATTTCTGTCAAGATCGAGGGCGATATGCTGGAATCTGTTAGCTCAATAAGTTGCAATAATGATGCAGAGCTAGGAAAGATTATAGCAGAAGCTTATACTAAAGTAGGTAAAGATGGTGTGGTATTAATGGAAGAGTCTCCAACTGAAGAGACATACGTCGAAGTTGTTGACGGCGTGCAGATCGACTCAGGACTCACATCACCACATTTCGTTACTGATAAGGACAAGCAGATATGTGAACTTGATAACCCATTAGTATTAATAGTATCTTCAGAAATCCCAAACATAAGAAAAATACAAACAGTATTGGAGCATGTTATAAAAAATAAACGTCCATTACTTATAGTAGCTCCAGTTGATCAACAAGTTAAAGCTGCTCTTCTTATGAACAAAGTAAAAGGTAATATAAAAGTTAATATAGTTGACTTACCAGGCTTTGGTCCCACTAAAAACGATACAGTTGCTGATTTAGCATTTTTAGTTGGAGCTAAAGTAATTAACGAACAACTAGGTGATGATTTAGATCTTATAGATATAGATTGTTTAGGTGAAGCTTACTCAGCAATAACTGATGATAAAAATACAGTTTTAACTATAGAAACTCCAGAAGATGAAATGGAGGAAAGGATAGCTAGTATTAAGAAAACTATAGATAAGTGGGAGAAAAACCCGTTTATACAAAAGAAACATAGAGAAAGATTAGCTATGCTATCAGGTTCAGTAGGTATGGTAAAAGTAGGTGCTGATTCTAAAGTTGAGCTTAAAGAAAAGAAAGATAGAATTGAAGATGCTATTTACGCTACTAAAGCTGCATTAAAAGAAGGTATAGTACCTGGTGGTGGCGTAGCACTATTAAACGCATCTCAAAAAATTTCAACCGACTGCGTCGGTGAAGAAATACTACTAAGATCTATAACAGCCCCTTTTCATACTATACTAGCAAATGCTGGTTTAGAGCAGGTAGCACCAAGAAAAGAAAAAGGCTTAGGTGTAGATGTTGTAACTGGTAAATCAGTTGATATGATTAAAACTGGTATCATTGATCCAGTGCTTGTAACCAAGTCAGCACTTAAAAATGCAGTAAGTGTAGTTTCAACAATAATATCTGCAGATTGTGTAATTTCAAATATGAGAATGAATGAAAGCAATCAATAGATATATAATAGTAGATAAAATAAAGCTAGAACCTAAAAAGGTTGCTGGTCTTATAATGACAGATGATACAGATGTAGACAACCGTTATTTAAAAGCAAAGATAATATCGTGTGGTAATTTAGTTGAAGGATTAAAAGATGGAGACACGATATATTACGATAAACATGCTGGACACGACATTTCGTTTGATGATAAACTTTATAGAGTTATTCAAGACAGAGATGTTGTTCTAGTAGATTAAGCCAAAACCATAAACAATAAACCCAAAACTTAAAAACAAAAACAAATTATTAACTAAAAAAAATTAAAAAATGGAAAAGTTTCTTTATTTTAACGACGGCGATAATGACGTGGCAATGTACCCTGTGCATAGTTTAATAGGTGTTACTTGTGCTTCAAACACAGCTACTATAATAAACTTCGCAAACACTTTAGGCGCAAACGCAACTGAAGACAAAAGAGATAAAATTACACTTACTCACGGAGCAGGAGGTGAAATTTTAATTATGAAAGCTTTAGCTAGAGCTGTAAATGCTACTGGACCTCAGTATTCTGATGGTTTAGTTGTCGTTGCAGATGATATTGATGGTGTATATCTAGATGCTACAATAACTGCGGTTGACATTGATCTTGATTCATAATAGTTGAGATTAAATGCGCAAGATTTGCGTGAAATGAATATCCTTAAGTATTACAGGCTCACTAGAAAGTGGGTCTGTAAAACTTACGGGTTAAAAGATGCGGATTTAGAATTATTAATTTATTTAGATTGTAAAGGAAGATTTACACGAAACGATTTTATCAACGGAGTTTATACATACTCATGGGATAAAAACAGATGGGAGAGATTAAGAGATGAAGGTTGGATCGATGTATGGAGACATAGAAATAGAAAAACTATAATGTACTCTGTATTTAAAACCTCGTGGAAATGTTCTCAAATGATTAGTAGGATATATAGAATTTTATTAGGTGAAGAAGATTTACCTACATCAGAACGAAGTGTATTTTATAATAATAAATCATATACAGATAAAGTTTATAATAAAGCTATAGATGATATGATAAAAGATAAAGATAGATAATGGGATTTAAACTAGGTAAAAATAGAGGTTTAGAAGCTACTGGCGGAGAGATCAAAACAAAAATGCGTTTTGGTAAACAAGCTGGAGAAGAAGGCTCCGTACCTGGTACACCTGTTATTAGAGTACCGTTAGATGAAGGCATAATGGGTGAAGCAAACATGGATGGTACTATATATGTAAACAAAAACATAATACCTGGTAGCGAAGAAGATAAGCAAGTTATAAATCATGAAATGAGACATGCTACAGATATGAAGCTAGGTAAATTAGCCTACGATGACAACAGTATAACTTATAATGGTGAAGTTTTTCCTAGAGAAACTATTAATGGTAAAGATATGATTAAGGTAGATGGTGAGTGGAAAGAAGCTGGAGATACTGGCTTTCCTTGGGAAAATGACGCAAACAACGGTAATCATGGAAATATTTAAAGATAACAACAATTGGAACGAAAAATCTATCATTGGTTTTATTGCGTTTGCAATAATGTGTGTGATTATGATAGTAGATCTTGTAACAGGTTGGTTAGGAAGAGATTTAATGATAAATGAATTTGTATACGATTCATTTGTACTCGTAGTGCTTGGGTGCTTTGGTATAAGTGGGTTGGAAAAATTTGCAAAAAAATAATATATGTTAAGTAAGCTATTTTCTGGTGGAGCAGCTGATCTTGTAAAAGGCGTCGGAGGAGTAATAGATAACTTACATACTTCTGCTGAAGAAAAGTTAGAAGCAGAAAGAAAAATAAAAGAATTAGTTGCTAACTATCAAATAGAGATGGAGAAAAACATTACTAGCAGATGGGAAGCAGATTTAAAATCAGACTCTTGGCTTAGTAAAAACGTTAGGCCAATGGTATTGATTTTCTTAATAGTATGCACCATGCTATTAATATTTATTGATGCAGGTGCAATAAAATTCAATGTGAAAGATTCTTATATAGATCTTTTGCAATTAGTATTAATAACTGTGATCGGTGCTTACTTTGGCGGTAGATCATTAGAAAAAGTAAAAAAATAAAATTATGGGACAAAATTCAACAGAAGTAGCTTATGGCTTTGGTCAATTTGGATCAACATATCTAACTGGAGATGGGGCTAAACTGCTTTTAACAGCGAGTACAGCTAAATATTATGTGTGTGCTATTACTATGACAGAAGATGTCACGTTTCAAGCTTTAGAGGTTCTTGATGCTGGCGTTGACTTAGGTATGGGTAACACTTACTTTGTAGCGACAGACGGTCCGTATCCTTTAGACACCGATTGGGCTGGTGCAGCTGCTGCTGACACAACAAACGAAACCAACGAAGATAGTGATCAAGTTACAACCTCTCACACGTTCCCAAAAGGAATAACTATATATGGTATGTGGGACAATGTAGAGCTTAATGGTGGTGCATGTATTTGCTATGTAGCACCAAGACCAGATTATAGAACTAGAGCATAATGTTAGGATTAGGAAATAGTATAGCTTCTTCTGGGTCAACAAGTTTTGACCCTTCAGATATTAGCGGGCTAGTAGCTAATTTTAACTTTCTACAAGGTGTAACAACATCAAGTAATGAAGTTACCAACTGGACAGACACAACAGGATCTTACAATTTGCAGCCTGAGGCTGCTGGTTTAAGGCCTGGATATTCTACAGCTAGAGGTTTAATTTTTACCGGCGGAGATGCTGCTAACGGAGATAGATTAGAGCTTAAAAACGCAGCTGGTGATCCAGCTACTATAACGCTAGACACTAGCTCTAATGGGTTTTGTGTTATTACACAATACGAATCTGCTAATTGGGACGATGGAAAAAATATTCTTGGAGAGCACGGTGGAGGTGAAGCTATGAGTCTTAATCATAGATCAAGCGCCAATTCATTTGATTTCACAATAAAAGGTACAACTAAAAACTTCGCGCTAAATGACCCGGCATCATTAACAGATAATGTACAGTTTTCTATAGTATTAAATGGTGCAAATGATGGCGCTACCAAACTTTTTATAAATAATGACGAGCAAGATGATACAGAATCATTTTCAGATACTGATGATTTTAAAATAAACCAAGTTGGTGCAGCAAATAACACCGACGTTTTGGTTGGAAATGTTAAAAATATAATTATATACGATAAGGAACTTAGCGCGGCAGAACTAGCACAAATAGAATCTTATTTAAAACCATATAGATAAAAACAATTAAATATTAACTTAAATTAAATAAAATGGCAACAACAAAAGTAAAAGGAACAAGTAGAAAAATTAAAGAACTTAAAGGTATTAAGCCTGAAAAAGTTACTGATGAGCAATTAAAAAAAATTCAAGAAACAGTAAGTGTTATAAATAGAGCGCACTCAGAAATAGGTTCTATAGAAACAAAGAAACATGCTTTAATGCACCAGGTTTCTACTAGTCAAGAAGTGTTACAAACATTACAAACAGAGCTTGAAAAAGAATACGGTACTGTTGATATTAATATTAACGATGGCACTATAAATTACCCAAAGGAAGATGGCAAAGTTAATTCGTAAAATTTCTGTAGGTAAAGACTATAAAAATGACGCTATGCACTATGCCGTGGGGCAAGAAGTGTATGGTGGTCATACTATTTGCGATATATTAGAAGAAGACGAAAAGTATTCTATTTATATTAAAAAGAACAAAGATGTTTTACCTTGGAAAGATTTTAACAAGAACATGGCGGTATCTGTAGAGTACAACCTCGAGTACTAATGAAAAGCGTTCACAACTTTGTTGTAACGCCAAAAGGAGAAAGATATAATAACAGCAAGCAAGTTGGTGATTCAGAATTAATACTTAACACTGAAATTTTTAATCATCAATACGTAAATAGAGAAGCAACTGTTATATCTACGCCTATAGCGGGACACACAGAAATACAAGCTGGAGATACAGTTATAGTTCATCATAATGTTTTTAGAAGATGGCACAATGTAAAAGGTATAGAAAAAAATAGTAGAAGTTATTTTAATGAATCTACTTATTTTATAAACCACGATCAAATATTTTTATACAAAAGAAAAGATAAGTGGATAGCTCCAAAAGGTTATTGTTTTGTAAAACCTTTAAAAGCAATAGATCAATTTAATATTGAATCTGAAAAACCTCTACAAGGTATTGTTAAATATTCAGACGGTGCGGTAGAAGTAAACGACCTAGTTGGCTTTAGGCCTAACAGTGAGTATGAATTTATAGTTGATGGCGAAAGGCTATATAGAGTTTTATCTAATTTTATTACAATTAAATATGAATATCAAGGAGACGAAGAAGAATATAATCCAAGCTGGGCAGAGAGCAGTAGATGAACTGATTAAAGTAGCTAAAGAACCTATTGTAGATTCAGACGATGATATATCAGCTGATAGATTAAAAAATGCTGCAGCTACTAAAAAACTAGCTATATTTGACGCATTTGAAATACTTAACAGAATACAAGAAGAAGAAAACTTGCTTGAGGGAAAAACACCTAAAGAGACAGAGAAAAAAGCTTTTAAAGGATTCGCAGAAGGTAGATCTAAGTAATGTACGAGCAAAGTTTAGTTAAAGTTGTTGAGCCTGTAAAAAAAACAACTATTAGTCGTCTTAATAAAGGTAAAAAGTGGAAATACGGTTATGATAAAGAACACGATATAATAGTTTTATCTCATACCGGCCAAATAGGTGAAATTATAGAAATACAAAATTTAACTATAGCCTTACCTAAACAACCTAAAAATATTTTTAAACACGATAAAAATAAATGGGTTAAGTTTGATTATCCAAAAGAACTGTCTAGAGTAAAAAATATATTTGATTGGAGAAACTATCCTGATGAGAAAAAAGATCAGTGGTATGATTATATAGACGAAGAGTTTAAAAGAAGAGAAGAAGGTTTTTGGTTTGTAAACAATGGTAAGCCAACTTATATAGTAGGAACTCACTACATGTATTTACAATGGAGTAAAATAGATGTTGGCGCTCCGGATTTTAGAGAAGCAAATAGATTATTTTTTATATTCTGGGAGGCTTGCAAGGCAGATAAAAGATGTTATGGTATGTGCTACCTAAAGAACAGAAGATCAGGCTTTTCGTTTATGTCATCTGCAGAAACAGTTAATTTAGCCACTATATCGAGTGATAGTAGATATGGGATATTATCTAAAACAGGTGCTGATGCTAAAAAAATGTTTACAGATAAAGTAGTGCCAATTAGTATTAATTATCCATTTTTCTTCAAACCTATTCAAGATGGTATGGATAGACCTAAAACAGAATTAGCATATAGAGTGCCAGCTAGTAAGTTTACAAGAAAGAAAATAACATCTAATGAAAAGCTAGAAGAGTTAGAAGGCTTAGATACAACTATTGATTGGAAAAACACAGGTGACAATAGCTATGATGGTGAAAAACTAGCATTATTAGTGCATGATGAAAGTGGTAAATGGGAAAGACCAGATAATATATTAAATAATTGGCGTGTTACAAAAACATGTCTTAGATTAGGTAGTAGAATTATAGGTAAATGTATGATGGGCTCAACTTCCAACGCCCTAGATAAAGGTGGAGATAACTTCAAAAAACTATACAATGCATCAGATGTCACTAAGCGAAATAGAAATGGTCAGACAAAATCTGGTTTATACTCTTTGTTTATCCCAATGGAGTGGAACTACGAAGGATTTATTGACGAGTACGGAGTTCCAGTATTCACTACTCCTGACGCAGATGTGTTTGCCCCAGACGGTGAACTAATAGATGTAGGTGTAATAGATAATTGGCAAAACGAAGCTGATGGTTTAAAATCAGATCAAGATGCGTTAAATGAATTTTACAGGCAGTTTCCTAGAACTACTGAGCACGCGTTTAGAGATGAAACAAAAAATAGTATTTTTAATTTAGTTAAAATATACGAGCAAATAGATTATAACGAAGAAATGTCTAGAACCTTAGGAATTACTAAAGGTAATTTTCAATGGGTAAACGGCGTTAAAGATTCACAAGTAATATTTTATCCAGATCCAAAGGGTAGATTTAAACTTAGTTGGGTTCCACCTCAACAATTACAGAATAGAGTGGTTTTAAAAAATGGTATTAAATATCCTGGTAATGAACACATGGGGGCATTTGGTTGTGACTCGTATGATATATCAGGAACCGTAGATGGAGAAGGATCAAAAGGAGCATTACACGGCTTAACCAGGTTTAGTATGGAGGACGCTCCTGCGAACAGCTTCTTTTTAGAATACTTATCAAGACCACCTACGGCTGAAATATTCTTTGAAGATGTTTTAATGTCATTAGTATTTTATGGCATGCCAATACTTGCAGAGAACAATAAACCAAGATTGTTGTACTATTTAAGAAGAAGAGGATATAGAGGTTTTTCTATGAATCGACCTGACAAAGTATGGAACAAATTGTCTGTAGCAGAAAAAGAAGTTGGTGGTATACCTAACTCTAGTGAAGATATAAAACAAGCACATGCCGCAGCGATTGAAATGTATATTCAAGACCACGTAGGTATGAAACAAGATGGAACGTTTGGAGATTTATACTTCAATGAATTATTAAATGATTGGAGTAAATTTGATATAAACAAAAGAACAAAATTTGACGCATCAATAAGTTCTGGTTTGGCAATTATGGCTAACAACCGACATTTGTATGCACCCAACGCAAAAGTTGAAAAGTCAAAACTAAATATAAATATTTCTAAGTATAGTAATACTGGAACTAATTCACAAATAATAAAATAAATATGGCGTATTCTGGTAAAAGTTATTTTCCAAGTCAAACAGTTAGTGATGCTGAAAAAATAAGCTATGACTATGGTTTAAAAGTTGCTAAAGCTATAGAGCAAGAGTGGTTCAATGAAGACAGAAGTACTAATAGATACATGTCAAACATTAAAGATTTTCATAGTTTAAGGTTGTATGCTAGAGGCGAACAATCAATTCAAAAATACAAGGATGAGTTATCTATAAACGGTGATTTGTCCTATTTAAATTTAGACTGGAAACCCGTGCCAATTATATCTAAATTTGTAGATATAGTTGTAAATGGTATCGCCGAAAGAACTTATGATATAAAAGCATACTCGCAAGATCCTTACGGTGTTGCTAAACGAACAAAGTATATGGAGTCTATACTTTCGGACATGAGAACTAAAGAGCTAAATGAATTTTCTAAACAAGCATTTGGTATATCTATAGCTGAAAACGATGAAGAAACATTGCCAGAAACTCAACAAGAGCTAGAGCTTCACATGCAGTTAACCTACAAACAATCTGTAGAGCTAGCAGAAGAACAAGCTTTAAACGTTTTAATGGAAGGAAATAAATATGAGCTAATAAAAAAACAATTTTATTACGATCTAACTGTTTTAGGTATTGGTGCTGTAAAGACTAGTTTTAATACATCTGAGGGTGTTACTATAGATTATGTTGATCCTGCTAACTTAGTTTATTCTTATACTGACTCACCTTATTTTGATGATATTTATTATGTTGGTGAAGTTAAATCTATACCTGTAAATGAATTAGCAAAACAATTTCCTCATTTGACAGAAAGCGATCTTGAAGATATAATGAAAAATAAATCTTACAATAGATCAAACTATAACTCAAGGTACAGTGACGATAAAGAAGACAACAACACTATACAAGTTTTATATTTTAATTATAAAACTTATATGAATGAAGTTTATAAAATAAAAGAAACAGGTACTGGTGCTGATAAAATTATACCTAAAGATGATACATTTAATCCACCTCAAGATAAAGAAGGCGGATATAGTAGAATGTTAAGATCTATAGAGTGTTTATATGACGGTGCTATGATTTTAGGTACTGATAAATTATTACGATGGGAGATGTCATCAAACATGATGAGACCTAAAAGTGATTTTACTAAAGTAAAAATGAATTATGCTATTGTTGCGCCTAGGATGTATAATGGTAAAATAGATTCATTGGTAAAGCGCATAACTGGTTTTGCTGATATGATTCAACTTACACATTTAAAGCTGCAACAAGTAATGTCACGTATGGTTCCAGATGGTGTCTACTTAGATGCTGATGGTCTAGCAGAAGTTGATTTAGGTAATGGCACAAATTACAACCCACAAGAAGCTTTAAATATGTTTTTCCAAACTGGTTCTGTAATTGGTAGATCATTTACTTCTGAAGGTGACATGAACCCTGGCAAAGTACCTATTCAAGAAATAACATCTGGTAGTGGTGGTAATAAAATGCAAGCTCTTATAGGTAATTACAATTATTATCTACAAATGATAAGAGATGTAACTGGTCTTAACGAAGCTAGAGATGGTAGTATGCCAGATAAAAATGCTTTAGTAGGAGTGCAGAAATTAGCAGCTGCTAATAGCAACACAGCAACTAGACATATACTACAAGCTGGTTTATATTTAACAGCTGAGACAGCAGAGTGTTTGTCACTTAGAATATCAGATATCATAGAGTACTCACCAACTAAAGATGCGTTTATTCAAGCTATTGGTGTTCACAATGTAGCAACGTTAGAAGAAATGCAAAATTTACATTTATATGACTTTGGTATATTTATTGATTTAATGCCAGACGAAGAAGAAAAAGCTATACTTGAGAATAACATACAAATGGCATTACAACAACAAAGTATAGAGCTTGAAGATGCTATTGATCTTAGAGAAATAAAAAATGTTAAACTAGCTAATCAGCTTTTAAAAATTAGAAGAACTAAAAAGCAAGAAAAAGATAGACAGCTTCAGCTAGAAAATATTCAAGCTCAGGCACAATCTAACACTCAAGCTGCTCAAGCGGCTGCTCAAGTTGATGTTCAAAAAGAACAAGCGTTAACTCAAAGCAAGGCTCAACTTGAACAAATGAAAGCTCAAATTGACGCTAAAAAAATGCAACAAGAAGTTGCTATGAAAAAAGAGCTAATGGCTTTAGAGTTTCAATACAACATGCAACTTAAAGGAGTTGAAGTTGAAGGCATGAAAAGTAGAGAAAAAGAAAAAGAAGATAGAAAAGACGAAAGAACAAAGATACAAGCGACACAACAATCAGAAATGATTGAACAAAGAAATAGTGGTAAACCACCTAAAAACTTTGAGTCTGCAGGTAATGATATACTAGGCGGAGGATTTGATTTAGGTTCGTTTGACCCTAGTTAAAATTATTAATTATTATTATATTATATTATGGAAGAAAAATTAGAACAAGTAGTCGAAGAGACTACCCAAGAAACAACTGAACAAGTTGATGAAAGTAAATTTGAATCTGCAGGTAATGACGGTGTTATTAAAGTAGATTTAAGTAAACCACCAACACCAAAAGAAGAGAAAAATGAAACTAAAGAAGATAACGCTGACGACAGCGGAGTGGTTGCAGAGTCTGAAAATGCCGAGCCCACACAAGAACAAGAAGAAGTACAACCGGAAGCTGAAACACAAGAAGCTCCAGTATTAGAAGAAATTACTGAGGAATCTACTGAAGAAGAAGTTGCTGAAGTAGAAGAACAAATAGAAGAAGCAGTTGCTGAAGCTGAGGCCACCGGAAAACCACTACCAGAGAATATCCAAAAGTTAATGGACTTTATGGAAGAAACTGGAGGAGATTTAAGTGATTATGTTAGGCTTAATCAAGATTATTCAAAACTAGACGATCAAGCTCTACTATATGAGTACTATAAGCAAACAAAACCTCATTTAAATCAAGAAGAAATTAACTTCCTTATGGAAGACTCGTTCTCTTACGACGAAGAAGAAGACGAAGAAAGAGATATACGAAGAAAAAAATTAGCGTTAAAAGAGCAAGTTGCCAACGCTAAAAGCCACTTAGACGGGCAAAAGTCTAAATACTATGAAGAAATTAAAGCTGGGTCAAAGTTGACTCAAGAACAACAAAAAGCTGTAGATTTCTTTAATAGATACAACAAGGAGTCAGAAGCAACTCAAAAAACAGTTAAAAAGAACTCTGATATTTTTACACAAAAAACTGAACAAGTTTTTAACGACAAGTTCAAAGGTTTTGAATATAACGTCGGTGATAAAAAATACAGGTTTAATGTAAACAATGCTGAAGAGGTTAAAAATACCCAAAGCGATATAAGCAACTTCACCAAAAAGTTTTTGGATAAGAACTCTGCTTTAACAGACGCTAAGGGTTATCATAAATCTCTATATACAGCAATGAATGCAGACGCTGTTGCAAAACACTTTTACGAACAAGGAAAAGCAGATGCTATGAAAGATAGTGTTGCTAAAGCCAAAAATGTAGATATGAATCCAAGACAAGCTCATGGAAAAATTGAAGCAGGTGGTATGAAGTTTAAAGTGCTAGGCGAAGATGCTAATGATTTTAAGTTTAAAATTAAAAACAAAAATAAATAAAAAATTTAAAAAAATAAATTATGGCAATTACAAATCCTGGAGGTTTGTTGAACAAGGTGCCTTCACCGCAACAACAAACACTAAGCTCTAACTATATTGACTTCGCAGGAGGTTCAACTGGTTGGGAGCAACAATATTTACCAGATCTTATGGAAAAAGAAGCTGAGGTTTTTGGAAACAGAACTATCTCAGGATTTCTTTCACAAGTAGGAGCTGAAGAGGCTATGACTGCTGATCAAGTAGTATGGTCTGAACAAGGAAGGTTACATTTATCTTATGTAGGTACAGTAGCTACAGCGGGTGATACTAACGGTACGTTTACAGTTGTAACTGATATCGATGGTTCTGCTGATGGTCAAAATGGATTTGCTGTAGCATCTCATGGTGTTAGAGTAAATGACATGGTTCTTATCGCAACTGCTGGTGTTGTTACTAGATGTTTAGTAGTAGAAACTCCAGCTACAGCTGTTATATCAGTTGAGCCTTATGATGCTGCTGATTTATCTGCTCATGCAACAACTGCTAGTGGATCTGTATTATTAGTTGTAGGTTCTGAGTACGGTAAAGGAGCTGCTTATGCTGATCTTACTGGAGCTGCTGAAGCAACTAAAAGAACGGCTTTAACGCCAACTTTCAAGTCTTACAGCAACAAGCCAATCATTATGAAAGATTATTACGAAGTATCAGGCTCTGATGCATCGCAAATTGGTTGGGTTGAAGTTTCTGGTGAAGAAGGTCAAAACGGTTACTTATGGTACTTAAAAGCTGAAGGTGATACTAGAGCTAGATTTACTGATTACTTAGAAATGTCAATGTTAGAAGCTGAGAAAACAGTTGCTAACTCTATTATTGGTTTCAACGGAAGTATTATTCGTGATGCTGCTGATACTGGTGCTGATGGTTCTGGTACTGAAGGTTTATTTGCTGCTATTGAGTCTAGAGGTAATGTTACTTCTGGTGTTACTGGTGTTAACGCTGCTACTGATTTAGCTGAGTTTGACGCTATTTTAGCTGAATTTGACAAGCAAGGTGCTATTGAAGAAAACATGATGTTTGTAAACAGAGCTACGTCTCTTGCTATTGATGACATGTTAGCTTCAATGAATTCTTACGGAGCTGGTGGTACTTCTTACGGAGTATTTAACAACTCTGAAGATATGGCGTTAAATTTAGGTTTCTCTGGTTTCAGAAGAGGTTCTTATGACTTCTACAAGTCTGACTTTAGATACTTAAACGACAAAGCTACAAGAGGTGAGATTAACCGTATTGCTGGATCTGCTGCAATTAGAGGTGTTATTATCCCAGCTGGTGTATCTTCTGTTTACGATCAAGCTTTAGGAAAGAACCTTAAACGTCCTTTCTTACACGTTAGATACAGAGCTTCTCAAACTGATGACAGAAAAATGAAAACTTGGGTTACTGGTTCTGTTGGTGCTGCTACATCTGCACTTGATGCAATGCAAATCCACTATTTATCTGAAAGATGTTTAGTTACACAAGGTGCTAACAATTTCATGTTAATGAAGTAAGCATTATTTATATTAAAGACCGAGGCTTCGGCCTCGGCCTTTATTTTTTATTAATTTTATTATATATTATATTATGGCAAAGAAAAAAGAAACAAAAAAAGAAACAGTAGTTGAAACACCTGTTGCAGAAACTCTAGTAGTTGAAACACCTGTTGTAGAAACTACAAAACCAAAAAGAGTTGAAAAGAAAAACCCAAAACTAGAAGACGGTTGGGAAATAAAAGACAGAATATACAAGTTAAAAGGTAGTAAAAAACCTTTATCAAGATCTATTAGATCTGCAAACATACACTGGTTTGACGAAGAAAAAGGTTATGAAAGAGAGCTTAAGTATTGTCAAAATCAAAGAACTTGTTTTGTAGACGAAATGAAAGGTGACCAAAGGCTAGAGCATGTTGTTTTTAGAAATGGTATGTTAATTATTCCTAAAGAAAAAACAGTTTTACAAAAACTACTTTCTTTATACCACCCAGATAGAGATAAAATGTTTTATGAAGAAAAACCAGTTGCAAAAGCAATGGGTGAAATAGCTTGGTTAGAAATGGAAATAGAAGCATTAAATGCTGCTCAAAATATTGACATTGACATGGCTGAAGCTATTATGCGTGTTGAAGTTGGTTCTAAAGTGTCAGACATGAGTTCTAAAGAGCTTAGAAGAGATTTACTATTATATGCTAAGAGAAACCCAGAGTTGTTCTTAGAGTTAGTAAATGATGAAAATGTTGTGCTTAGAAACTTTGGTATTAGAGCAACAGAAATGGGATTATTAAAATTATCTGCTGATCAAAGAACTTTTTCATGGGGTTCTAATGATAGAAAACTAATGAATGTTCCGTTTGACGAGCATCCTTACTCAGCTTTAGCCGCTTGGTTTAAAACTGACGAAGGTATGGAGATATACTCCAATATTGAAAAAAGATTAAATTAATCTAACTGTAGATGCAGTCGCTCTACGGGGCGATTGCAAATACAAACTAAAAAGAAATTATGGTAAATATAAATAATGTATATCAAAAAGTTTTAGCTCTTGCTAATAAAGAGCAAAGAGGATATATAACACCGCAAGAGTTTAACTTATTTGCCGACCACGCTCAGATGGAAATATTTGAGCAATATTTTTATGACTTAAATCAATTATCTAGAATTAATAGCAACTCTAAAGAGTATAGTGATATTGTAGATAATTTAAACGAAAAAATATCATTTTTTGAAGTTATAAATGCTACTGTTGCAAGTGGAACAACTTTAACTGCAAACACAGGCACGGAAATATATAGAGTTGGTACTGTTACGCATGTTGATGTAGAAATAGAAGAAGTACAAAGAAACGAACTTTTATATATAAATAAATCACCGTTGACCAAACCAACAGATGCTAGACCAATATACGTTAGAGAAAATGAAAATACTATTAGAATATACCCAGCTTCTATAACGGCTGCAACTTTTGATTATATTAAAAGGCCAACAACTCCAAATTGGATGTATGTAGTAGTAAATGATAAACCACTTTATAACTCTACAGGTTCTGTAGATTTTGAACTACACGCTTCAGAAGAAACAGAGTTGGTGTATAGAATATTAACACTAGCCGGTATTGCAATAGAAAAACCACAATTAACACAAGTAGCAGCTGGACTTCA